CGCGGGCACTCTTCTCGCCCAGCCGTTTCACCTCGGCGACCGAGCGGAACAGCTGACGGCCGTTCTCGTCGACGATGGTCGCCGCGGCGAGCCGGGCCCGGAACCCTTCCAGGCCCTCGGCCCGGATGCTGGCACCGTCCTTGCCGACGAACTGGGCCTCGAACTTGTCCCGCTCGGTGCCGGGCATCTCCCGCACGCGCACGGTCCCGCCCCACTCGGGCACCTCCACGTCCTCGTAGTCGAGGTCGTCGGCGCCCAGGATCTGCTCTGCGGACAGGTACGTCGTCACGGTCACGCTCCGGTGGTGATCTCGGGCTTGCCGGAGACCTTGAAGGTCAGCGACGCGGCCAGCTTGTCGTCGTGCGGCGCCTCGGGCTCGAAGTTCGTCAGGACCGCCCCGAACGCCCACGAGCCCAGCTCCAGGGGCCACACGACCTTGTAGTTGCGGGGCTCGGTGTCGTTGAAGTCGGCGATCAGCGCGTCGTGTTCGCGCGGGTCGTAGTTGATCTCGATCTCGACCTCGCCGCCGTCTTTCAGGCCGCCGATGAACTCGCGCCAGGCCTCCGGGCTGCCGTGCGAGGTGACGTCGAGGGTCTCCCGCTCGAGGCCCGGCGGGGTGATGTCGGTGACGTTCGCGATCGCCGTGAACGTCTCGCTGGGGGTGGCACCATCGCCGCGCTGCAGCTGGGTGCCGAAAGCGTCCAGACCAGCCATGGCCTGACTCCTTTACGACTTGGTCAGCCACACGCGATAGCTGACGTTGATGTGCCTGATGGCGGGGTCGGGGTCGCGCAGCTCGGTGTGCTGCTGGTGCGCGATCGACACGTCACGGAAGCCGGTCACGGTGAGCGGCTGCCGGTCCAGGGCGGTGTCGAGGGCGGCGAGGATGTCCGCGGCCTCTTTGAAGCCGCGGTACTTGGACCACACGTGCAGCACGACGGAGGCCTCCAGGCCGCGCTGATTGTGGGCATCGTCGGTGTTCTCGGTGATCGAGCCGAGCGAGACGTAGGGGTGCGCAATCTGCTCGGGCACCTCGTCGTAGACACCGGTCACGAGCGCCATGAGCGGTGCGTGGGCGCGCAGCTTCGCGACGACGGCCACCTGCAGCGGCCACAGGGCGGCCGTCACGGCTCTTGGCCCTCGCGCTCGATGCCGAACGCCTTCAGCTCGGGGCTGTCGTCCATCATCTGCGGGTATGCGTCCTCCAGCCGGGACAGGTCGATGGATCCCTCGCCGTCGTCCAGGTCCCAGCTGACGTATCCGACGAGCTGCTCCTTGCCGCGAGTGCCGAGGCGCATGTAGATCGGCAGGGTCACCTTGGCGGGCATGTCACTCACCCCCCTCCCATGTGCCGGCGGAATGCGGCCCGGTAGGTGCGGGTGACCTGGGCGCGGTGCTCGTTGAACGCGGGCACCAGGTAGGGCTGATCGCCCATTTTGCTGGTGCCCTTCTCCACGTACATCGCGTACTCGAGCTCGCCCGGGTCCCAGACGCCGACCTCGGCGCGGCCGAAGTGGTCGTTGACGCGCTCCTCGAGGGCCTCCCACAGGTTGCCCTTGTCGCGCGGCACCCGGTCCTCGGCGGTGCCCAGCACGTCCTGCGCCCACTCGTGCAGCGTCTCGGTGCGGGCCTGGCGCATCGCCTCGGGCACCCGCTCGATCGCGCGTATCGCCTCGCGCAGGCCCTCCAGACGGATGCGGCCGGCCACGGTTCAGGGCAGCTGCAGGACAGCCACGGTCACGGAGGTGACCGCGCTGTAGGTGATCGCGGCGCGGCCCGTCATCGGGTCCCGGAAGGAGCTCTTGAGCGGGATGAACGCGTCGCCGTCGGCAGGGATGACCTGCGAGGCGTCGGCGACGGCCAGGCCGCCGACGGTGCCCGGGGTGGCCACGGTGACGGTCTTGGCCGAGGCGTCGTCGTTGCGGACGTGCAAGACGAGTTTCTCCCCGGTGGGGGCCTGGTCGCCGCCGGATGCGGCGTTGGCGTAGGTGGGCTGCAGGCCGCCGAGCGGCAGCCGCTGCGCGGACAGGATGGCCATGGGTTCCTCAGCTTCCGGTGGTGGGCTGGCGAAGGGTGCAGTCCGCCCGCAGGTAGGTGCCGGGCTCGGACGGCTCGAAGATGGCGATGACCTCCAGCACGCGGCCGGGCGGGCGGAGCTCGTCGCCGCGGCGCACGTCGGTGCCGGGGTGGAAGTACCAGGTTTCGTTCAGCTCGGCGCCGGACTGGTCGGCGGCCTGCCGCTCGCGCGCGGAGGGCTGCGAGCGGCGCCCGCGCGGGGTGCCGGCCTGCGCCCAGGTGGTTTGCTGGCCGCCTCCGCCGTCGTCGACGGTGCTCGCCCGCCACACCGGGACGCTGGTGTTGAGCAGCCGGCCGACGCGGCTCACCGCGACTTCACCAGCTCGATGCCGCCGCCGAAGCGGGCGGCGAGCTGCTCGCGCAGGTACTCGGGCAGCTCGATCTCGGTGATGCGGCCGCCGTCGCCGTACTGCACGGCGTAGTCGCCGATCCGCTCGGAGCGCACGTCCTTGGCGGCCAGGCCCTCGCCGCCGGGCTGGGCCCGGTAGTGGACGAGGACGGCGGCCGCGATGCGGCAGACCAGGCCCACGATGTCGTCGGGCACCGTGGGCAGGCCGTGCGTCTGGACGACGGTGACCTCCGAGGGGCCCCGGCCGGTCGTCCAGCCGCCCGCCCGCCAGAGCCGGTGTGAGCGCAGCCGCCAGTCGGTGACCGCCTGGCCGTCGATCTCGACCGAGGCGACGGCCTGGATGGGCGGCCCGGGCAGCGTCAGCCACTGCGAGTCGTCCGGGCCCTCGAGGTCGATGGTGGAGGTGGTCTGGCTGATGGGGACGCCGGCCGCTTCCCGGACGGCGGTGGAGGCCTCGGCCAGGTAGACGCCGACGATCGCTGTCTCGCCGGGTTCGACGGTCAGGCCGCGGGCCTCCAGGTCGGCCACCGTCGCCAGGGGTTCCAGTGCCACGGTGGCCTCCCGTCAGTTCGCCAGGTCGATCAGGTCGGCCTTGGTGTAGTTCGCCGCGTCCTCGGCGGAGAGCTTGCCGAGGCGGACGACGTAGCCGATCCACTCGGACTTGTCGGCGTCCTCGGCGGGGCGGCCGTCCCCGCTCGCGGCGAGGGCCTGGACGTCTGCCGGTGTGGCCGGCTGCTTCGGCTGGTCGGGCAGGTCGGCCAGGTCCTGCTTGGTCATGCCCTCGGCCGCCTCGGGGTCCATGCCGTGGACGTCGACGGCCCAGCCCACCCACTCGGCCTTACGGGCGTTGGCCGCCGGCCGCGGCGTCTGCCCCGGGACGTGGCCGTCCTGTTCCTCGAGGGCCTCGGCGTCCGCCGAGGGGTCCGGGCTGCCGGTGTAGGGGGAGCCGTCCGGGTTGACGCGGCGCAGCTGGCCCTTGGTGAGCCGATCGGCGATCGGCTCGGGCAGCGGAAGGTCCATCTCGATGGTCTGTCCGCCTTCGCCGCGGACGTGAATGGTCTCGGCCATGTCAGGTGTTCCTCGGAACCTTGAAGGCGGTGATGGTCCCGGCGACGAACCCGGTGGCGATGTCCACCAGGATCGTGCCGTCGTTCTGCAGGAACCGGCCCGATTCGAAGGGGCCAATCCAGCGCGTGGCGTTGTTGCCGACGTTGACGACGAGGTTGCCCAGGCCGGCCGCGATGGCGGGCGGGTTGTCGCCCGCCAGGACGGTGACGTTTCCGCCGGTGGCTCCGGCGGTCACCCGCAGCAGGGTCAGTTCCGGGACGGCCTTGCCGTTCGGCCCGGCCGTGGGGATGACGTGCCCGTTGCCGGTGCCGGCGTTGGTCGCCGTCCCGGCCGGGTCGGCGAGGTCGCCGTTGGGGACGAGGTTGCTGTACGCAACAGCGGTGCGTGCCACTTCGGCACCTCCTAGGTGTTCTTCGGCAGGTAGAAGACGGTGATGCCGCCCTGCGGCGACGCCCCGGTGACGTCGATTTCCATCGACCCGTCGGACTGGATGAACCGTCCAGAGTCGAACGGGCCCAGCCAGCGCGTGCCCTGGGCGGGCACGGACACCGACAGGTCGCCCTGACCGGCCGCCTGCGCGGCCGGCTTGTCCCCCGCGCGCACGATGAGCGTGAACGCTTCGTCGGCGTGGTCGTTGGTGTAGCGGATGACGGTTCGCTCCGGCTCCGCGCGGGCCACCCGCATCCCGTTGACGGGGTCGATGGCCTGCCCGAAGTCCTCCACGTGGACGCCGTTGGGCTGGAACCTGCGCACGGTGATCGCAGTGCGTGCCATGTGCCCGGCCTCCGATCAGGGGGTGGCGTCGATGTAGGCGACGGCGATGCCCTCGGGACGGATCAGCTTCGCCCCGTACAGCGCCAGGCCCTTCACGGCGTCGCTGAAGGACGACTCCGGCCGGTAGGCCTCGGTCTTGTTGATCTGCTCGGCGAACGAGATGGCCCCGTTGACGCCGGCCTGGACGACGTGCACGCCCGCGGTCGGCTCGGGGGCGTTGTTCGACTCGTAGATCTCGAACCCGGCCGCCCGGCCGACGGCACCGTTGCGCAGCGCCTCGGTCTGCCCGGACTTGCCGTAGTCGGTGAACCGCTCGTCGAGCAGGAGGCTGGCGTAGCCCTCGGGCGGGACGATGCAGTACCGGCCCGCGGTCGGCGCGTTGGCCCTCTTCAGCTTGGTGCGCAGCGGCACCAGGACCTTGGAGTAGAAGTCCGTGGGCGCGGTGTGCACGTTGATCGGGGCGCCGGTGGATCCGAGCGTGTTCGCCGTGGTGGCGCCGGTGTAGAACGACGCGACGTAACGGTCGGTCTCGTCGGCCAGGGCGTGCGCGGCCTCGCTCATGGCCTGCGGCATGACGCTGCCCTTGGCTTGCCGCTTGTCGACGTCGTCGACTTTGAAGGCCCAGTACTTGGACTGGTCGACGACCAGGGTGCGCTGGGCGTCGGTCAGTTCCTCGGGGACGATGACCGTGGTGTTCGGCACGTAGGTGCCGATGGTCGGGCGGGAGATCGACGTGATGCGGACGGTGTCACCGGCCTCGGCGATGT